GGCATGGATGGCGAAGAGCCGCTTGCCGGGAAGACGAGCGTACTCCAGCTCCTCGATGAAGTAATAGCCCGCCGGGCTGAGCAAGGCCCCGCCGGACGTATAGCCGATCGACATTTTGACGATGCTGCCGCGTTTGATCGCGCCGGCGTAATTTGCATCGCCTCCGCCGGGGCTGTCATATCGCTGCGAGACATTATTAAGCAGGACGGTAAGATTGGATGGGCTGAGCGGTTTGACCTGCTCCGTGACCTTGTAGATATCGGCGACCGGCACCTCGTAATAGGTCCCGGCTCCCGCACCCGCCGATGGCGGCGTCCAGGAAGAGGGAATGGTGGTACGCCAGACCTGGTTGGGCGCGGCGGCATAGAGATACGTTCCGTCGCAAGCAAGGGCAAGGCCGTAAGTGGCGGTGACATCGAGCGGCCAGGCACGGGACCAATCGCTATCTTTGAATACCGTACCGGGCTTGAGACGATAGAACCACGGCCTGTTATCCTTGGCGAAGCTGAAAACCGCTCCCAACGATGAGTGATAGGCCAGATAGGGATCGTCCACGCCCAAATTATCGGCGGCCTGCTGCTGCATGACCGAGCTGACCTGCTCGTAATAGGTGGGAACATAGCGGCCGGCACGGCCGGTACGGAACTGGCGCAGGCGCATGGCGGAGCTGAAATCCACGCGGGCTTTATAGGAATTTACGAACTCCCAACCGGACCAGGTGCCCACGGTGTAAGAGCCGCCGTCGCCGTAGATGCCGCGGGCCAGGCGGATATACGATCCGTCCAGAAGCAGTGCGAGTATATTCCAGTCGCCGTTGTGATAGAGGGCCAGGGCGGAAATAGCATGGTCGCCGGAGATCTGCCCCAGTCCGGTGGACCAGGTGCCTGATACCCGCTTCTGGATATAGAGCGATGTGGGATCGTTGAAATCGGTGGCATGGACGACCGCGACATCGCCGTTTGCCTTGAAGGCCGCAGCGCAGCCACGCTCGCAGGGGCGGGCGTTGTTCATGGCGGTCCATGCGCCGAATGTGGCGCCGCTGTCGGTACTCTTCTTGTAGTAGAGGTATACGCCGTCGGAGCTGAAGGCTATGACCTCGGTACCGGAGGCGGCGATTGCGACCGGGGAGTTGGCCAGCCCGCCGCCCCAGGAGGTCCAGGAAGTCCAGGTGGAGCCGGAGGACGGGGAAGTGACGCGCTGATAATAGATAGTGGCGCCGGCGCGGACCCGGCAAACGGAGCCGTCGGCGGGAACGGCGACGGCATGCTTGCCAACGGCGGTTGAATCGGTGGCCAGGGTGAGCCGCTCCCAGGCGAAATCAGACCAGCGCAGAGAAGCATCGGCTACGGCGGCCGGGTGGCCATAGGCGGCTATTTCAATTTTGACCAGGGGAACGCGGAGGTTAGCCTTGCGCTGTTCGGCTAATAAGGCTGCTGAGAGCGTCCTCATGGAGCTGATTTAACTCCCGTCACATCATGAAACACCGCCTTATCCGCGGTCACGAGGTCCGATTCGATCAGGCAGTTATAACAAAGGAACTCAATGTCGATTACCTTGCCCCGGGTGCGGTCGACCGCAATCAAGTTCAAGGCCGAAGCGCACCGGCCGCATTGAAAACGGAGCAATGTAAAATCATCCGGCACGGCAACTCCTTATTTAGACAGCGGCACACCCTCGCCGCACACTTCGGGGGATTTAAATAAACTCAGCGACCGGTAAACCGTACGGTCGGACACGCTGAAATGCGCGGCGATCTCACGTATCAACCAGCTCTGCTTCCGCAGATTAAGCATCTCGACGTTACGGGACGATATGCGCAATCCCGCCTTGCCGAAAGGCATATCCTCGATACAGCGGGGCAAAGGGCATTCAAGGCATGACGGGAAAAGGCTACAGCCGCGATCACGATGAACCACAACCAACGGATCTTTTAATTTGCACACGGTTCCGCCTCCTTTTACAGGCGGCGCCGCCATTATTACGACGGCGCCGCAGCCGATCAAAGCAACTTAACGTAGTCCCATCCGACCTGGGTGGGGGTATAAGCGCCGCCCCCGTAGATCGACCAGTCCACGGTCTTGCCGCTGAGCTGGGCCAGGCCGTCCTGGGCGTTGTACAGCTCGTTGAAATAGGATACGAGGTTGCGCAGCTCCTCGAAGGTCTTATCGCTGCAGGCCAGGTTGTTGGCCTTCTCGTAATCCTTTTTCAGCTTGAGCATGAAGGCATGGTAATTGTTGGCCTCGGCCGGGGTGGGGGGCTTAGATAGTCTCGTCTGGTATTTGAAAGCCTCGCAGAAAAGGGCGACGGCCTTATCGACCAGGCGTTTCGCTTCGCATATGCGCTTCTCCCGCGGCACCTCCCGCAGGTCGAAGCGGGTTACCTGCGGATAGAAGTAAAAGGCACGGCTGACGGGGGTAACCTCTACGCCGTCCTTGCGGCAGGACTCCTCGGCGGAGCCGACCGCGGCATCGAGGTCGACAGGGACGTAGGTCTCCACAGGCGCAGCCGGGATAACGGGCGCAGCGGCAGGCTGCTGAACCGCTACGCTTTCAGCTTTTGGGGATTGCTTCGCTTCGCTCGCGGCGGCGGCAGCAGCGATCGTGGGGGCGGCCTTGACCTTCTCCTTATCGATATTGCCCTGCACGATGGTGTAGATAATACCGACAAGGGTGACAGCGACCGGACCGAGAACATCGATCAGGAACTGGCCGACGGTCTGGGCTTTGGCCGGGTCGGTGATGAAGAGGCCGAGGGATCCCGCGATGAGGGTAAGAAGGGTTACGATGATTTTTTTGTAGCCGTCCAGGGGTGTGGTTTCCATTTCTCTTTCTCCTCGGGCGCAGCTAAAGCAACGCCCCTACGTTTATTTATATGAGCACGCACAGGGATACGGGAACCTGCCGCTTTGCCGCGCGGTAATGGTCCGCCAGATGGCGGGCTGCCAGGATGATAAGCTCCGGCCGGGCATGGCAGCGGACGCCGTTGTCGCCCCAGCGGCTGAGCAACCGGCTCGCGTGGTCGAGCAGAGCAAAATCCACGGTCTGCTCAAGGGGCCGGCGCCCGATCTCGCAGGTATGATGAGGAAGCTGCCAGGTGGAGGCATCATACTCATCCTCGCAGACGGCGTAAGCCTCGGCGGGCAGACCGTCCTTGAACAAAGCCCTTAAAGGACATTGAACAGCAGGGCGGCCGGGGCGGCCCGAAAGGGCAATGCGCTTAATGACGTTTTTGCAGTTGAATTTGCCTTTCGGCGCCGCGCCCCGGCGATCGGTGACTTTTTCAGGTTCGGTGGCTTTCTTCGGCATATTTACTCCTCTATCAACAGATTTATTGATCTCAACGAACGGGTGACGGAACCCAAGGCGATCTCCTTTTGAAAGGCGGCCATCTTTGATTTAGCCTGGGCCGCCATGGCGACGGCCTCAAGCTTATAACCGGCGGCGATCTGCTGGAGCTGACGGCCTTCCTGGATGTGCGAGCCGGCGCTTTCGAGATGGCGGCCCGCGATCTGAACATAGCTCTGGCGTTTCAGATTCAATTCCGAGGCCATCCGGATATAGGCGGAGGCGGCCTCAATATACCGCGCACCTGCGGAGACATAGGCGTTGCGCTTATCATCGAGCGCCTTGATATGGGCAAGCTCCACCTGGGCGGAAGCAAGGTATTCAGAGGCCTGCCGGATTAACTGACCGGCCTGCTGGTTATACGAATTCGAGGCATCGATATCCTTGCCGGCATAGTCAGCCCACTTGCCCGCCGGGTCATCGCCGGTATTAGCCGTGGGGATATAGTCATCACCGGCAGCCAGATCGGCGACGGCGGCGGTTATCCTTGCGGTAGATGCTGTTATAGCGGTGGTCGCCGCGGTGAGCGAAGCGCCCGCTGAAGCGACGCGGATAGAAACATCGGTCAACTTTGCAGCGATAGCGGCATCGATGCTGCCCCCGGCCGTGGAGATGGCGGCGGCCAGGGCGGCGACGGCGGCGGTAAGCTGAGAGCCGGCGTTGGTGAGCTGAGTTGCTATATCGGCAGCCACGCCTGCGGCACTGGTGAGGGCGGTTTCCGCCAGCGTGACCTTGCCGGTCACTTTGGCGATTGCGGTGTTGGCGGACTCCAGGGCGGAGGTGATCTTACCGGCAAGGGTGGCGTCGGCATACTGCTCAAGGGCAAAGGCCAGAGCGCCCAGCTCGATCAAGTCGCTGTATTTTGCGTCGTAGGTGCGGGAAGCATCGGTCAGAGTGTGTATGCCCGACCAGTAGACATAGCAGTTTGCGCCATCGCCCGGCTCCTGCATGTAAAGCGTGTCCTGGACGATGGAGAAGGGCTTGAAAGTTGGGGGCTTGTCGCCGACGGGGAACTCCAGTTTATCAACGGATATTCGGCTGATGCAGGCAGCGAGGCTGACGGCGTAATCGCCGGATACGGTAGCGACAGTGGTTTTCTGCTGGTAGGGGTGGTGGCGTGAGAACATAGCCAGTGAGCGGGCAACGGCGTGCTGAAGGTCGGGATCCGACCATCGTGGAGCGCCGCCCGACGGATCGCCCAGGTCGATGCGGAGCTGCGCCACGAGATCAGCCAAATAAGCAGTCATCTATCCCTCACCCCCTGCCATATGTGAGACTATGCGAGCTTCAGTAGCGATTGCACGCTTATTCAACAACTTTCTCATAACATGCCTGACATCGGGATTGCCGGGGAGCGGCCGGGGTGGTCAGGCCGGCCGCTCCCAGTATTCAGAGGAGGCTACTTAAAGGGCAGTCACTCCTTTAAGCCTAAGAGGAAAGGGTCTGCTTGCCGGTCAGGTTGAAGGAGATGGTGGCGGCGTCCAGCAACACGCCGATTACGGTGTTGACATCATTGGTGGTGCTGGGGGCGGTATCGGTTACTTTGCCGCTATCCGCGCCCTCGGCCAGGTAAATAAGGCCGCCGGGCGTGCCGCCGGTGTAGCCTGTGACCACGCAGACGAGAGCCACGGGGATGACCTCGCCGCTGACGCCGCCTTTAAGGGCAACGACCTGGGGATTGATAACGCTGCCGGCGGTAGCCAGGGCGCGCTTCCATCCGGTGGAATAGCCGAGGATATCGCCCTCGACGCAAGCGCCAGCCAAAGTGACGGCCGCGGCAGCAGGGCCGGGGCCGCAGATGACATGTCTGCCAATTTGAGGATCCGCAAAGGACATTCAAACACTCCTTTTACCTCTCCCCTGCCCCCTCTCCTCGAGGAGAGGGGGTGGTTTTTTAATTCGAGAGGGACTGCGTCCCTCTGCGACACCCTATGGGGGAGCGGAAAATATTTTTATTTACGCGACACCTATCAAGGCAGCGGCCTTGACGTTGCTGAACAGGGCCAGGCTGGTATACCACTTGATACGGGTGCGGGAGGCGTCCTTGGTCTCCATCTCGCCGATCTTGATGATCTGAAGTCCGCCCGGTCCGGTCAGACCGCAAACGCCATCCTCACCAAAGGAAATGCCGTATATGGTGGAGCTGGCGCCGCCGATGTAAGCGGTTTCCAGCGAGCCGCTGACGGCATGGGTATCCTTGACGAAATCGCTGACGCCGATCGGGATGCCGTTATACATCTCGACAAACATGCCGAGCAGCGAGCTGTTGTGCTCCAGATTATTGCCCGCCGCCCTGGCCAGCGCGTTGATCTTCCTGCGGGAACGCCTGCTCATCAGGAGCAGATCGGGTTTACCGCCTTTGACCGCATCGATGAGAGAATCCAGCATATCCAGGGTAAGGGCGGCTCCGCCGGAAGCGCCGGCGGCGATGAGCTGGTCGGAAGCCGTGCCGGTATCGATAAGCTTGATCAGCCCGTCAAACTGATTCGGATCGGACGTGTTATTGCCATAGAGGAACTTGTCCGACAGCTCATTTTTAATAGCCTTGGCGGTAAGCTCGATGATGGCCGACTCGATGTCGTTGATATTGGAACGGGTCTGCCTGACGTAGTTGTCCACGTCGGCGTTCTGGCCGAGGATGGCAAGGGTGGCCGTTTTCTGCGCGAACGTGACGGCCGGGCTGGTGGTCCAGTCGTCATTAACGGCATGCCATTCAGCCGAGGGCAAGGTCAATTCACGATTATAGGTGAGCGCGTTGCCGTTGATCTCGACCCAGGGCAGGAGCGCCATGAGAGGATCGTCCTTGATAATGGTTTCAATAACGCCCTGCAGCATGACGTCATTCGAGAGTTTGGCGTATTCGGATAGCACAGTTCCCAAATTATTAACTCCTTACGGTTTATTTCTTGTCCATTTCGATGGCGTGCCTGATTTTCTCCCTGGCTGTCAGGCCGGATATGTCGGGGCCCGACCTTTCGGGGGCGCCGGCAGGCACGGAGACGGCCTTGATATCGGCCTCGATCCTGGAGCGAACTTTAGCCGCGAGGTCGGTAACACGCGCCATGGCCGCATTGATCTCGGCGATGGAATTGCCGGCCAGCATTTCCGGGTTGAAGATGGGGTTGGAGCTGACGGCCAGCCTGCGGTACTCGACGACGGCCTCTTTGTGGGCTGTGTCAAGAGCAGCCAAATCCTTTTTCAAGGTTTCATTTGCGCTGACGGCTTCGGCCAGGGAGGTATCGCGCTCTGCAAGCGAAGCTTCAAGCGAAGCGATGCGCTCCGAAAGCTCCGGCGCGGCCGGTGTTGCGGGGGGCGGAGGGGGCGCGGCCTCGGGCGTTGAGGACCCTGCGGTTTTCGTTTCATTTTCCATGATCTACTCCTGTCTAAAGCACCGGCTCCATCTCCGGGGCGACTTTTCGCTCTCTCGCTCCGCCCTGGGTGGAGGGGGCTTTAAATTCATTATTCATTTCGAGTATGCGGCGGCGCTCGTCAAGCCATTTGGTAAATTCCAGCTCGGGGTCGCGCACGCCGAGGTTATCCATGGCGGTGCGGCGGCTGTGGACGCCCGACTGGACGCACAGCTGCTCATTCTGAGCGTCGCGAGCCTTGTCCTGAGGCAGCACCTGTCCCCAGCAGACACGGTGGGACACATGGGTGAAATCCTGCCGCATGAACTTCGCCCACAGCTTCAAGATCATCACATTGCGGCGTTTATATACATTCGTCCTGATCAGCCGCTTGCGCTTGACTTTCTGCAGGAGAGATTGAAGCTCCACCTCAAGGGCGACACCGGAAAGCTCATGCTGGATGCCGCCGTAAGCCGCCCGGGGGGACTCCGAGATATCGTGCATGGTGCGGTAGACCAGGTCGATGTAGTCGATATGCAGGCGGATCCCGCCGCCCTGCAGCAGGTCCAGCAGGTAGGCCTTAGTATCGGCGGGAAGGTTCCAGACGGCGCCGGGCCTGACCTGTATATCCTCTGAGGCCTCAACACCCTCAAGCACGGCGATGGGGTTGCCGGAAACCTCAAGGATGCGGGAAAGCTGGGAAAGGGCGCGGTTCAATTCCCTCTGAGGCTCGATGAGCTGCGGGATATCGGATACGCCCCAGAACTGCTTGGGCCTGCGCAGGTTGGGGAAGATGATAAAGGGGATAAAGCCGTAGGGGTTCGGCTTTTTGTCGATGACATCGTTTTCAAGGTAAAGGGTGAAATCCTTATCGGTCCAAAGCTCGGTGATGAAGGCGGACTTTTTCGTGGTGGATTTCTTATAGAGGGTGAGGATCTCCCCGGCGCTGAGCTGGTAACGGCTGGCTACTTTATATGTCTGGTTGAGGTCGTCGCCGGTCCACCAGGCGTAGATGCCGTTGACGTCCGGCGCCGTGATGCGGACCCGCTTATTGACGGCGTCCCACGTGACCTTGTAGCAGCCGTCGCCCAGGATGGCGGTGTCGATCTCGGTGGTATAGTCCAGCTCCTGCGCGTTGTTCTGGTCGTGCACCAGGTAGATCAAATCCTCGGCCTGTTTGGCCAGGTCGGGCTTGCCGCCGGGCAAGGCTTCAAAGGAAAAATTAAGCTCATTCATAAGGTAGCTGGTTATCTTGTCGACGGAGATCCGGGAGTAGTTGAAGACGAGCTGGCGGTTCTTGCTTGTGCGCTCCCACTGGGCGCCATTGTAGAAATCGAGGGCGGCCTTATAGGCGCTGAAGCGGTCGCGGTCGAGCTGGGCCAGGTCCTGCACCTTGAAATCAGTCGGCACGGACACCGCCGGTGGCCACGCGGGGCCGGCTATTCTCGCTGGCTTTGAGCATGAGGGCGAGACTCATTAAATAATCGTCGTGGCCCTCAAGGGGATCGACGTAAAAATTAATAGTCTGGTTGGGGCGGTAGTGGCTGCGGGCCTTTTCCATCTCAAGCATGAACTCGGCGAACTCACGGCTGCCGTCGCCGGCGTAGCACTGGACACGTCCCGAATTCACGAAGGCGATCAAATCGAAGCCGAGCTGCGACTTGGTGTGCTGAGTGAACTTGAAAGGCACAACGCGGGATCCGCAGGACTTTTGCAGGAAGGAGGCAAGCGGCTCGCCGATGCCGGTGGCGTCGCAGAGGACGCGGCTGCAATTCCACTTGTTGCGGACCAGCTCCACGATCTGGGGGTGGAGCTCGTGGTGCGGGGTGCCTATCAATGCATAGTGATCGACGATTTTGACCGACGGCTCACGTCCGCCGTCAAAAGACACGGCGCCGATGGTGATGACGGTGGCGTCGCGCTGCGGCCGGGTGAGCACCAGGCCGTCGAGCTGCTCGTCCTGTCCGGCGTAGTCGATGCCGGCGACATAGATTGCGCCGTTAACGCGCGACCGCTGGCGGGAATGAGTGCCCGTAAGCTGAGCGAGCTGTACGCGGTTGAACAGGCGGCCGCTGGCGGGGAGGGGCATCAGGCGGTACTGCGTGCGGAAGAGAGGATGGTCCTCGCCCAGGCGGTGCCGTTCCGACTCAACAAAGGTGGCGTAGCCGGGATTGCAGGCCGCGACCGTCTCCCAGGGGAAGCGGAAATGGCGCTTCACGCCGTCCTCTTTCTCAAGGTCAAGGTTGTGCTGCTTGGTCTGCTCGAGGAGGGTGCCGTCGTCCCAGGTGGTGCCGTAATGCACCGTGGTGGCATTGGTGGAGCTGGCCATGGGGCGGAACTCCTTGGAATACTTGTCCTGGTTGATATCCTGAGACTCGTCCACCTCAAGCAGAAGGTCGGAGGTATGGCCGACAACGTTGGAGCTTTCATCGGCGGAGAGGAACACCTGGCGGGCGCATCCGAGCCGCATGATATAACCGTACTCGGCCTGCCACATGCCGTCATATCCGAACTCATCGAGGCGGTCTTTCAGCCTGTTCATGCTGATCAAGGTCTGCGGCTTGAAGGTGGGCGAGCACTTGATGGAAGTGCCGCCCTTAGCTATGAACATCGTCAACAAAAGAACCTCAATATGCGCCGAAAGCTCATTCTTGCCGCCCTGCCGGGCGATCTCAACCGAAAACGTCAAACCTTTGCCGTGCAAGATACTGTCGAAGACGGCCCTGGCCACTTCCTGCTGGTAAGGGCGCAACTCCATGGCTACTGAATAAAGGCCTTTATTCCCAGGGGGACGGCGATATCGGTAAGCACCTTAGAGATGGCATCCTTTAACGACCTGTTACCCCCCGAGCTGATATGAAACTTGGTGCGAACCATGCGGGTGATGGTAGCGGCGGCGAGCATCTGGAGGTCGATGCGCTCGGGATGCTCGTCCATGAGAGCGAGAAGCTTGACGCGCAGGATAGCGATCTCCTCATCTAAACCTTCAATCTCCCTTGCTTCGTCAAGCTGCAGTTTCTGGGCTTCGTCAAGAACCCGGCTGTAGAACCCGTGCTTCCGGGCGTTCTGGTTGCCCCTGGGCGCACCTCTCTGCTTCTTTTCTATCATGAATCACTTTGAGCATACCGTAGACGATTGTCTTAGCCGCCAGCTCGTAGTTACCTTTCCTGAGCGCTTTTTCGAGTAAAGACATAGCCGTTGGATATCATGATAGTACACATGCGTTGATTAAAAAAGAGGGTTTTGTCAGGGTCTGTTGACAAATACCTACCATGAATCTATCCTGTACGACAGATCCTACTCCAATATGCGAACTCGGGAAGCGGGGGTAAACGGATGACGGAAGCATAACCGGCTAGTAATCAATATTTTTGGGGGGAGGACAATGGCTATATTTGATAAGCTTTTCATAAAGAGCAAAGCGAAAACCACACCATTTATGAACGTAGAACATGACCACGAAAAAAATATATGGATCCCAATCTTAACCACTCAAAGAGAAATAATTCCGCGACATGATGCGATGTTATCCTTCAACGCATTGGGGGACCTTGCAATATTTGTTTTGCCGACACTGCAACTTCGCACGGTGCAAGGAACTTTTTTTCAGAAAACAAGTGAAAGCTCCCTTGTAGCAATATGCCGAATGATTCAAGGAAAAATAGATAATACATATATTGCACCATTTGCGTGTAGTGACGCACAGGAACAACATATCCAAAATATATTTCGTAAACATATGCACGGCAATATGTTTGATAAACATCTATCCGGCGAATTAGGATCAGCCAGTTGGAGAAAATTCGTAGTCAAACTGATAACGGATAATCTGAACAATATTGAAGAACCATCAATTAAGACAGAACTGAAAAGAGTCTTCTCAACTATTAATCCTTCTGTATCGGACATCACGACAACATTATTTAGCAATAGCGCAGATCAGGTGCCTGTATATGTATATACGAGCGAACAAAACGATATCATCCTAGATAAAGAATTAATGAGACGAGAAATAATAATCAGAAGGATGATTGCTGAGGAACGAAATACTGATTTGGTAAAAACAGGGATGGTAAAACAATGGGACAATGACCCAGCCCTGATAGAAGTAATCTCGCGTGCGGAAGCTGAATTAACTCTGAAATTCGAGCCTTTCTGGAAAAATGCATCGAAACTGATGCTTGACCGTCAAAAATTTGATTGCCACCCGGACACTCCACCATATATGTTTGTGCGACCAGAAGGAGCAGATGAGTGGAATTTGATTAGTCAACAAGAACAACAAGTATCTGGGTGTGTCATCAAATTGTGGAACGGTACTGATAGCTTTATGATAATTTTCAACATTGGCGAACAATCCGGTTGGTTGACAGAAGAATGCGTGAAGTCACCTGGAATAATAATATTCAATGATAATTATGGCATTAACACAATGCCGACCTATCTATTTATCGTATCAATAAGCTCTTTTGACGAACAAAATAATAAACAAGGAAGACCAATTATCCTGGACGATCTACCTGCGTCAGCGATTCCAAAAATAAATTTGAGAAATCTATCTGCCGAAACGCCTGAATTTTGGTGGAGTAAAGATGATAACGCATTAAAAGTCTTGTGGTTAGCCTGTCAAAATCTTTGTTCCCATACTGACTTAAATAGCAATACCGTAATTATAAGCGTAACAACCATAGCTAATACAGCACTTCTTTCAATAACAACGAACGTCAAATACGACATTGGCGCACCAAACGGATTTCTAATAGTAAAAGATGAGACAGAAATTAATGCAATACCTGTATATCCAAAAAATTATATCGAATTGCAAAAAGACGGCAGGGCTACATATAAAGAGTCCATGTTCATTAAAAACTATACCATTACGAATGATGGGCGAAGAAAACATTTCCCCGGTGCACTAAAACAGATATTTGGATCTGTCTATTCAGCGGCTTTGCAAGGAGTCCCTGAGACAATATACGCAACAAAAAATGCAGTTGAGGCCATGAGGCAGAATAACTTTATCAACGACAGATTCAATCTGGCACTTGGATTACGGAAGTTGCCTGCTAGGGCAAGTAACTCGAATGATTATGGAATTCTTACTTTTGTGGATGGCACTATAGAGATAATAGGAGTTGTAATGGAAACCGAAATAACCAACGCCAAAGAAGCAATGGATCAACTATTCGACCTCAAGGCCCCACCGATGCTTGACTACGAAATGCGGACCGTACCAATAAACGAGTATTGGCAATCCGACAAAAATGAAAAGGGAAAAATGAAGGAATTACCCTGGTCAGCAGTAATACCGGATAGAAAAGCCAATGATATATATTTATGCCATAAAAAAATAGGAGGCCAATTTCACATAGGCATACTAATCAATAAAAATGAGCCTGTATTGGTGAACATAGAAATGGACGAGAAAGCATGCAGCCAAATTGCAGGTGTAATTAGGGATATATGTAGAGACTATTTAAGTACAAATCCATTGCCTGAAAATTATGTTCATATATTGAATGAATTAATACAGAACATTAGATACAATAATAAGGGGCAGAAACCCGGAAAATCAGGCAAACTACTGCATATATAAATTCACATGTTTTAATAGCATTATGTAATGTGGTATAATAAAAGCAAGGTAACAAATGCCTTTGTTACTATACACAGTCTAGTGTAAAGGAGTGAAATGTATAAATTAAATGATGATCTTTCAAATAATCGTATCACTAGCATTAGTAATTCTGGAGATTATTAACATTCTGCTTAGATATTACAAAATAATTTAGTCTTTAACAATAATCTCGTCCATAATAGTGGCTATCATTAGCAATGATAGCCACTATTATTTTTAAATCAACCATTGGCGATAAATAAATTGAGAGATGCCATCCAATTCGTCACACTTGTCACACTCGTCACCCCCAGATACGAAATAAGGAGTGACGAGTCGGGTGACAAGGTAAAAGGCCAGAACAACCTGTCACCCCATTTATGTAGCCAAGGGTGACAAGGGTGACGAGGGTGACAAGTTGTCCGGGGATACGGAAGAGGGTGGGGATATACCGTATTGAACAGCTAAACGAATCGCTATCTCCTCATCCCAGATAACTATATGGCGGCCGTCCTTGGGTATGCGCCTTTTAACGAAACCGAGGCGTTTGGCGATCAGGCCGGATTTGATGGCCGACATTTCAGCGTCATCGTCAAGCTCTTTTACGCGCTGGGAAACTGCTGATCCGGTCAATACAGCACCCTCTTCGTGCAACTGGATGATGGCGGCCAGGACCCGGCCGTCGCCGCTTTCACGGCGCCGTGAATAAATAGACTCCTGCTGACCACGGATGAAAGAGGTAAGCATATCGGACAAATATGGATCGCTGCCCGCCAAGACCTTGAGCGGGATGAGGATCTCCTGGAGGCGGGGCTGGAGGCCAGGCTCCAGCATATCGTTGGAGAAATCGCAGCCTTTGAGCTTGAATAGATTATGTAAACGAAAGGTAAGCAATTTAGAGCGGAGGCCGTCGATCTCATCCTGGAAGGAAGGGGGAAGCACGCGGGGGATATCGCGGCGGGTAAGGGTGAGCATAGAAGCGGTCAGGCAACGGCTTTCGAGCGCTTCATCGGCGAAGCGGAAGCGGGTGGCGATGAGCTTGGGACCGAAGACCTGGTAGCCGCGGGGTCGCCATGCACCGTTGGATTTATCGGACCGCAGGACCGGGAAGCCCGGGCGATAGCCGTTGTTGAGGATCTTGACCATATCCGTCCAATGAGAGGAGTCTTTGAAGTCCGCCTCGTCCAGCACCAGGGTGCCGCGGTACTGGTCGAGGATGCGGAAGATGGGTGACGGGGTTGCTGCGCCGGAGGCGAAGATGGGCCGGAAGCAGACGGAGCCGACTACCTGCAGGAAGCGGGTCTTGCC